GGTAATGAAAGTGACTTGGTCTTTGTGAATTTGCACAAGATGCAAAGTTATCCAATGTGCGACATTTCTCAATTATTTATATCACGATCACAACAATCTCTTTTGTCAAAAGGGTCCTACTCTGGGGCTTTTTTGACTTATGATCATGACAAAAATGGGAGTGAAGAACGGTTGTGGAGGTGTTATAAGTGGTTTGCTAATATTAATAGTCATGACTCTGCATTGGAATTAGATTATCCCAAAAGTTTATCCTTATCTGCAATGAAAATTCGTAATTTTTATAAGTATGAAGGTGTGAGTGTTCCTGGTGATTGTGGAGCTGTTTTAGCTATTTATAATAATCAGATTGATCGTAAATTGATTGGAATGCATAATGCTGGACGTGGAGGTGTAGGTTATGCTGTTCCTTTAACATTTGAAGGAATTGAAGAACATTGTTCAAAATTTAAAGTTGAAGCACAGTTTTGTTTGGAGCTTCCCGATAATATTGACCCTTCTGGTGAAATTAAACTCCCTCTTGGCAATTTTGTAGCAATGGGGAAAAGTTCCATTAAAGTTGGTCAAGCCACAAAAACAGTCTTACGCGAATCTCGTTTGCATGGTCATCTCCTTCCTGTTCTTAAACGACCAGCGAAATTGATACCACACATGCAAGATGGAGAATTGTATGATCCTTTAATGGAAGGGTTGAAGAAATGTGGTCAGAATTGCCCTATATTGGATAATGCTGTTTTAGATGAAATTACATCAGTTTTGTCTCCACTTATTAATGGTGAGAATGTGCATTTTTCTGAGAGACATAAGTATGAACGATTTTTAACTTACACTGAAGCTATAATTGGTGCAGAAGATGATTTCATGCACCCTATTAATAGAACAACATCTGCTGGCTATCCCTGGTGCAATGATGTTGGGAAAAAACCAGGTAAACAATCCTATCTTGGTTCAGATGAAGAATATGATGCTTTCCCACCTAATTTTAAAACTAAAGATGGAAAACGTGTGCATGATGCTGTGTTGAGTTTGATTGATGATTGTTCAAAAAAGATTTTGCGCAATGTCGTGAGTGTTGATACGTTAAAGGACGAGTTGCGACTTTTGGATAAAGTTTCTACTAGGGTTTTTTCTGCTTGTCCTCAACATTTTGTAATTGCTTTTCGAATGTATTTTCTGCCTTTTTGTTCTTGGATTATGCACAACAGGCACTATAATGGTGTTGCTGTTGGTGTGAACCCTTTTTCATCTGAATGGGATTTTCTTGCAACTAAATTGAAAGAAATGGGCCCAAAAGTTATTGCTGGTGATTTTTCAAACTTTGATGGTTCTTTAAATTCACAAATTTTATGGGCTATTTTCCATGGGATATTTATTCCTTGGGTGAAGTTCATGCATGGTGCAATTTCAGATGAAGACTATAATATTTGTTTTGGTCTTTGGTCTCATCTTGTTCATTCTGTTCATATTTTTGGTTCTAATATTTATATGTGGACTCATTCTCAACCTTCAGGTAATCCCATCACCGCAATTTTGAATTCGCTTTATAACATCATAGTTTTACGGTATGCTTGGTACATAATTTTCCTTCATACTAAGTTAGTTGGTCAACATCATTTTACCAAATATGTATATATGATAGCATATGGTGACGATAATGTTTTAAATATTGCGGATGTGATAGCGGAAGAATTTAATCAATGCACAATTTCAGCAGCTCTTGCTACCATTGGACATATCTATACCGATGAAGCAAAAACTGGTGAAATTGTGAAATATCGGACATTGTCCGAAGTTCAGTTTCTCAAACGCAGCTTTCAATTTGATTCCAAACTTAAACGTCATGTTGCGCCTTTAGATCAGAGTGTAATTTATGAAATGTTGAATTGGGTGCGCAAATCCAAATCTACATTGAATGTTGACGATGTTTTGTTGACTAATGTTCAAGTTGCTTTTAGAGAAATTGTGTATCATGGGGAAGATGCATATAATGAACTTAAACAGAGGTTAACATCTAACCTCCATCTTTTTCCCAAAAATAATTTACCAATAATCAGACCATATTTGAATCTTTTACTCGATGTGAGTTTAGGGTTTGATGTGGAAGATTATTCTTTCTTCTAAGCTTTTGATGTGATCTTGCTTTTCTATACAAAATTTTGAGTCTAATAAAAGAAAAGTACTGCTATCAAAAGAACAGGGTTACCTATTTAGGTTTACGTCCCAGGATGCTCTGTGGCAGCCCCACATTATCCAGGGAAAACTCAATGCGATTTGGAAGACTAAGTTATCTCCAATTCTAAGTAAATTAACTTGCTACAAATTCAAATTCAAATCTCGAAGTTGGTGATCGAGAGTTAATCTCCCAACAACATGAAACTGTTACCATGTCTTCACAAGGTGTGGCACCAATTTCTCAGGCTTTACCTAGTATTGTTGATATTGATACTAAGTAAAGCCTGAGAAATTGGTGCCACACCTTGTGAAGACATGGTAACAGTTTCATGTTGTTGGGAGATTAACTCTCG